GTGTGGTCGATCGCCTTGTGGTTCGGCCCGCCGAGCCGCTCGATCTCCTCCAGGTGCAGGTGCGGCCAGTAGCGGACGACGAGCCGGGTCAGCTCGTCCACACGCCACGCCTGGGCATACTGCACCCGCGAGGCCAAGTGGCTGCGGACGTGGGCCTGAAGCTCTTGGAGGGTGGTCATGGCGTCAGTTTTGATTTCCCTCGGGCTTCAGTGTCCCGGCAACCTTCGGCTGCAGGGCATAGAGCAGCTTCGTCTGCTCGTTCATCGCGTCGGCGATCTCACGCTGCGTTTCGCGCAACTCCTTGAACGTCAGCCGGTGCTCGTCGAGCAGCGGCATGAGGACGAAGTGAGCAAGCCAGATGGCCACGAGCGTGGGAAATCCCCACTTCTCCAGGATGCTGTACAGGGTGTCCTTCGCCGCGTCTGTCACGATTCCCCCTCCGAGTTGAGCCACCGAATAACCAGCGCCTGTGCGATCGCCGAGATGGCCCAGATGACGATCAGCGTCATGAAGGCGAACCCATGCTGGTCGGCGTAGTGGGCGCGAACGCGAGCCGCCAGACGCTCCCGGAGAACGTCAGCCCCAACCACCGCCGACCGCAGGCCGGCCGCCTGCACGGCACTCGCGTACTCGTGACGCAGCGCGGCGTACTTCTCGGCCGCCACCGCCGTGATCGCGTCGCACCGCTCGCGGCCGAGCATCGCCCGGCGGATCGGATGGCGGCCGAGCTCGGCCCAGACGTAGTCGGAGTCGGTCATCGCTCGCACCTCCCGTCCTTGCAGACGGCGGCCGCCACCGGCTGGCCCAGCATCCGCCGGATCTCCGTCACGTGGCTCCCGGCTGTCAGCCCGCCCGTCGAGCCCCACAGCACCGCGACCACCTCGCCGCGGGCGTTGAAGATCGGGCCGCCGGAGTCGCCCTGCCGGGCGGCGGCCCGGACCTCGAGCATGTGCTGCGGATGCCGACCCGTCGGGCCGAGGAACTGGGTCACCTCGCCCGATGCCTCGCGGTAGCGGAAAGGCACCGGGCCGTAGCCGGCGAGCGTCAGCCGGTCGCCGACGGCCGGGGGCCGGGCCGCGATCGGCACCGGGGCGGCGGCGGGGGCCGCGGTCGAGAGGACCGCCAGGTCAAAGGCCGCATCCCACGCCGCCACGCGGGCCGGGCCGCTGGTGCCGTCGGGCCAGCGGAGCGTGACGGCGTCGCGGTGGCCGCGGACCACGTGCCAGGCGGTGAGCACCTTCGCCCGGCCTTCGCGGACCTCGACGAGCACGCCGGACCCGCAGTCCTTCGACGGGCCGGCCCCGCACTCGATCCGGCAGACGGCGGGCCGGGGGCCGGGGGCGGCGGCCGCAACCGTCAAGGATTCCTTGGCAGTTGCCGGCGGGTCGGGCAGTTCGCCGCTGCCCTCGCACACCGGGCACGCGAACCGCACCGGGCCGGGGCCGACGACGCGGTCGCCGTGGCAGTTGCCGCACGGGGCGGCCGCGGCGGTCGCGGCCAGGAGGAGCGTGAGGATACAACTGACCCGCAGTAGCGTGGTACTCATTGGCAAAGCCCCAAGCATTTCCAACGCCTCCCCTCTATGACGGATGCGACCGTCCTGGCACGCACACCAGTCTTACTGGCCGCTGTGGCCAGTGAGTGGCCTTCGGAGACAAGTTTCACAGCTGACTCAATTTGCGAGGCCGAATACTTGTGCATGCCATTTCGCTCACCTGAATTGTCTTGCAAGCCTGAAGCAATGGCGTGCCGTACGTTCTCAAGACGGTTGCAATACTCAAGATTCGACAATGCGTTGTTGGACTTATTACCGTCGATATGGTTGACGTCGCGGCCGCACGCATCGCCGACAAACGCATCCATTACGAGCTTGTGTACGTAGTGCTTTTTTCCGTCTCGCAAAGAAACGATTCGGTAGCCACCGGAATGAGTGCTTTGAACTAAGAGCCTTCCTGGGCGATGGATCTGGCTGCCGGACCAATGGCGAATCACGTGCGGCAAAGACCGCACGCGCCCATGGCTGGAAACCTGAAACATGCCCTCTCGGCCTTTCACGTCTTTCCATTCCTCGTTTACATTGACCATTGTTTGGTCCTCCATGTAAGGACTGATCCACGCCCCCGGCCGTTACAGCGGCGCGGGGGTTTTTCGTTAGCCGGCTGGCTTGCTCCAGTCGTCCGGCAGAGTGACGCTTGCAATTGCGAAAGAACCATTCCACGCGCGGCGCGATGTCTGCTCCGAGTCGTAGCGAATGACTTCATACGAATCCGGATAGGCCATAAGCCTCTGGCCTGGAATCCATCTAGCCCACGGCACTGCGTGGCCGTTGCGCCCGACACTCACGGCGTATCCATGTAGCACCAGGCACACAGCCTGCTCGTATGATTCGGGAAAGATGACCTCAAGCGGTCGAAACAACTTCGCCGTTTCCTGCCAACCATCGGGGAACCGCGAGAGGGGCACCCACTTGCCGCCAGACTGGTTATTGCAACCCCTGCCGTTTGTTCCTTGGAGCGAGTGGCGGAATCCGTATTCGGCTGGCTGGATTGTGTCTGGCAGCATCCCCCGCCTGACGGCTATCTCTAGAACTTGCCGAACATTTGCTCCGCCCCACTCGCGAGGATTCGCCTCTGCGTATACCGACAGCGGAGACAGCCAGACGGAGCCGAAGTCACGCGACTCGCTGTATCTGTAGTCCTTCTTCGGCCCGCCGTAGTGCACGCCCCGCGCCCGGTTGCGGGCGGCTTCAAAGTTGGCGCGAAGCGAGTGGCATGTGCAGGAATGACTTGGATCCTGATTCGTAAACCGGTCGATGAAGTTCATCGCCCACGACCCGGCCGCGTCGTTTTCGCGAGCCTTCGCCACCCAGTCGCGCGGCTCGATCCACAGGGCCTTGGGGAACTCCCGCGAGGCGGACCCGCAGGCGTCGCGGAGGGCGTCGGGCGTGTCCTCCGCGGCCAGCTCGGCGGGGTAGCCGTCGTGCTCGTGCGGCAGCACAACGTCGATCAGCTTTGGGTCGATCATGCGACGGCCTCCGCTTTCTGGACCGCAGCCGCGATCCTCGCCTTGGCGATCTCGACGTACTCCGCCTCGCGTTCAATGCCGATGAAGCGGAAGCCTTCAAGGATCGCCGCCTTGCCCGTGGAGCCCGAGCCCGTGAACGGGTCGAGCACCACGCCGCCCGGTGGCGTGACGAGGCGGCAGAGGTAACGCATGAGGTCGGTGGGCTTGACGGTGGGGTGCTTGTTGTCGCTGCCCCGATCCGCCTTGCTCGCCTTGGCGCAGTAGAAGAACCGGGCGGCAGAGCCGGAGTCGGCGTAGCCAGTCAGCTCAGTTCCGTTGCCGCCGCCTTGCAGCACCATGCCTTTCGCTTGCCGCAAACTGCCGCCAGGCTTTCCGCTCGTCGTTTGCGGAAACAGCCCCACCACCTCGTCGCTGCCGTCGTGGATGAGGTTCGCGGGCCAGCGGCCGGATGGATGCGCCACCATCGGTTTCACTGTGCCATCGTCGCCGTATGCCGAGAGGGCGTTTCTCTCAAGACGCCGGCAATCCCACGACGCCGACGAGATAGCCTCGCGGTCTGCGTCACACATCCCCACCCTGCACCCATCCACGTTGATCGCCCCCGTGCCATGCGTCAGCACGTTCTCGGCGACGGTGCCGACGAGCGGCTTGCGGGCCACGATGATCGGCTCCCAGGCGGGCTTCAGGGCAGTGCCCCAGCCGGACCACTGGCGGGCGGCGTCGGTGGCGGGGGCGGTGATGTCTAGCGTTGTCGTGGTGCGGTCGTTGTGTTGTCCAGGCGCGACTGCCAGCCTGCCTTGTTGCTGTTGCCTCACTACCTCACGCTCGGCTTCGGCAACCAGGTCTGCGTATTGCCGAAGCTCCGGCCAATCGGCGGCCACCTTTGCCATCACATCGGCAGCCGGTAACTGCTGCCCAGCCGGACGGCCTTCGTACCAAGACCAGAGCGTGACGCCACCGCAGTAAGTGCGGTCCGCTTCTGTTGCGCTGATGCCGCGAGCCTTTCTCGCTGCCTTAAGAGCGGCCCCAATCTCAGCAGTCAAGTGCGCGTTTCCGCCCCGCTTGTCGATCGCCTTGCTCACATCGTGCGACTTGGGGAAGCCGCTGCCGTAGACCCACATCACGCAGTCCCGAATCTCCCAGCCAGCGTCTTCGATGGCACAGGCAAGCCGGTGATAGGTGCGAGTCCCGCCGAACGCGAGCAGGTGCGCGCCGGGCTTCGCCACGCGGAGAGCTTCTAGGAACACGCTTTCCATTGCCTCTTGAAACGCCAGCATGTCACGCCGCTGCCGCTTCTGATAGTCGGAGCAAGACCGCTGCCTGCCTCCCTGCCGAGACGCACCGGCGTTCACGGCGTCCATCGCCGGATTTC